CCGAGTCGCGAGGCCCCGAGGTACTGGCGCTCAGACTGGCGGACACGCGCCTGCTGCAGGCCGGCATCGACCAGGGCGATGATCTGCCCGGAGACGCTCGAAGAGGAGTTGAAGTCCATCATAGCTTCCCTCCCTTCGGCTCTTCCCACGGCAGGTCATCCTTCAAGTCGGCGAACGGATCACGAACAACCTCGGCCACCGGCACGCCGCGCAGCGGCGGCGTGCTTGCCCGTTCGTGATGCTCGGTCAGCGCCTCGGTGTAGCGCGTGACGATGGCGTCGATCACCGTCATCGCCTCTGCTTCCGAATACGCCCCGAGCGGTTTGTCGAAGCCGATGCGCTCGGCCGCCGCGCCGAAGGCCTGCAGGCAATCGCGCATCGCCGCGATTTCGATATCGCTCGCATCAACCATGTGCGCCTCCCCGCGCTCCTCGGCCGCCAGTCGCCGACCGTAGAGCGTGTGGAAGATGTCCTGGCAGCGACGGCTGCAGAACACCCAGTCGAGGGGATAGCGCCGAGGGTCGGCGATCTTGAAGCGGCCGTCGGAATGGCCGAACCCTCGCGCCTGCCGTTTGCATACCCAGCATTTGCCGCTCATGCATGGCAGCCTCCCGGCTGCGCGCCCTGCCGGGCACGGACGGCGTGCTCGGTACAGCAGGCGTCGAGCTCCACATAGTTGTTGCGAATGGCGGTCGTCCCGATGCGCACACCCCTCGGATGGCGGCAGCGGGCGATGCGCAGCCAGCCGATGTCGCTGGCGCTCGACCGGTCGAGATGGCGGCAATTGCCGCAGCGTTTTCCTGTCATGACCAGCCTCCTCACTGCGCCCAGGCGGGCTTGCCGGGAACGGGCGGACGCTGCGTGGTCGCCTGTTGAGGTACCGCCGTCGCGGGTGCTCCGGAATTGCCGCCGCCGGCCGGCGCCTTCGTGGCTGTGCCCATCAGAGCCGCGTAGTCCTTGTGGTCGGGCTCGACGACGAGCTTCACCACGTTGCGGTCCTCGCCCTTGACATCCTTCTCGACGTCGACGCGGGCCAGGAACTCGATGCCATCCAGTTCGTGGAAGCCCTGGATGCGGCGAGCGGACGCAGCCTGGGGGGAGTTGTCCTGGGGATGGACGTTGCGGGCCGAATTGAGGATGCCCCGGATCATGCTGCGTCCCATCTGGCCCCAGGTCGGCCCCTTCCGGGACTGCAGGCCGATGTTCGACCACATCTTGCGTTTGGCGAACGGCCCATCCAGCACGACGAACTCGCAGGCGAGGTAGACGCTGCCGGTATCGAAGCTCTCGGTGGCGTAGCCCCCGGTCCAGCCCTGCGCCGGATCGTCATGGCCGCCCGGCTTGATGGTCATGCGCACCTTGACGGTGGTGCCCTTCGGGATGAGATCGAAGCCCTGCTGTTGTTCGGCGTCGTTGAAATCGGTCCAGGTGTTCATTACGTGTCCTTTCAGTGATGGATGGCGGCGTTGTCGCCAGCGCATTTGCGGATGAGCTTCAAAAGGTTCGGCTCCTCGACGAGGTCGAGTCGGCCGGAGCGGTCTTTGGCGGGATAGCCCCAGGGATTGAGCGTCTGGCAGACGAAGGCGCGGTAAAGCTCTCCCTCGTCGGTCTTGAGTTCGGCCAGCGTCACGACTTCATCGACGATGCCGGGCAGTTCCAACGCGGTCTTCGAGCCCTCGATCTGCGGCACGAAGACCCTGCGGTTGAAATCGTCCAGGCGCTCGTCGAGGATGGCGACGAAGATGACGTTCTTGTCCCGCGCGTGCTGCAGATGGGTCAGTGCGGCGATCATCTCGGTGCCGAGCAAGCCGTAGGCGCCCCGGGTGTCGGGCTTGCCGGTGCGGTCGGAGAATGCCTGTGGCTGCGCCTTGGCCCAGGTCAGGCACAGGCGCGAGAGCACGGTGATCGAGTCGACGAAGTAGGTGTCGTACTTCGCCAGCCGGGCCGGGGCGCCGTAGCTTTCGCAGACGTGCCGGTAATGCGCATCGGAGAACGGCGCATCGGGCGGCAGCGCCGGATTCGGGCCGGCGAGGAACACCACCAGGTCGCGGAACTCGGGCCAAGTGGCAGGCCGCACGCAGTCGCCACGCCAGGCCTTGACGGCGAGGTCGCCAGCCTCAAGGTCTACGAACAGCGTCGAGGCCTCGGGCAGAGTTCGCAGCTGGCTGGTCTTGCCGATACCACTCTTGCCGAGCAGCGTCAGCTTGGCTCCGCTCTTTTCCGCGAACCGTTCGTCGGCGGTGATGATGCGAAGAGGCTTGTCCATCATGCCGCCTCCCGGATCTGCTCGGTGACGGCCGGATTCCAGAGGATCTGGTAGCCGGAATGACCGTTGCGCGAGTACGGCATGGCCTCGGCCCAGGCTTCGCCGGCCTCGGTCAGTTCCCACTCGTCGCGATCATTGCGAAACTGTAGGCCGTGGTCTGCCAGGAGCCGGTTGGTACCCTTGGCGGAGCGGCCCAGCAGCTTGCCGAGTTGGGTGGCATTGAGCGAGCAGATCGGATCGGCGGCGGCGGGAAGGGTGCGACGCAGCGTCTCGACGGTGAGGCCGGTGTTTTCCTGGATGCAGGTCAGCGTCGCGGCCATCGCGATGCCGGTTTTGACGCCGGGCACCTTGGCGATGGCGTCGCCGATCAGCAGGATGGCGCTCACCCGATCCTGTGTTGGCGCAGGCAGGGCGGCCACCGCGCCGGGCACGGAGTACGCGCCGGTCTTGCGGATAGCGGGCAGTACCTCACTGGTCACCCAGCGTTTGAAGCGCTTGGCGGCATCCTTGGTGCTGCCGAGGATCAGGGCGTAGAGTCCCGATTCGTTGATGAAGTTGGCGCGCTGCGGGCGGCCGAGCGTGTCGATGACCTCACGTTTCGTTAGGTCATCGGCATCGATGTGATCGGCAACGGCCTTGTGCGGGTTGGCAAACTCCAGCGCCGAGCACACATCATTGGCGTTAAACCACGGCAGACCCAGATCGTCGATCTGGACGCGCACGGCATGCGCGTCGAACTGGAAGGGAATGATTGCGCTCATGGTCATTCCCCCGAATCGATGGAAAGGGTGAAAGACGGCTTGCCGGCATCCACGGTGCGAGCAGCGGCGAACTGCTGTTGCAGGGCCGGTGGCCAGTTCGTGTAACGGGATTCGGGAACCGAGAACTTGATGTCGAAGTAGTGCTCGACCTTGTCGCCGGAGGCCACGATGCGTGCAGCAAGCTCGCGTGCCATGTCCTGATTCCAGGACGTCTTCTTTGGCAGTTCAAACTTGATGCGCAGCGCGCCATCACTGATGTGGGCGGTGCCGAAATCGCGCCCGGACTCACGCAGCGCGGCGCGGGCCTGCTCGCCGTAGCACTGATCCAGTGCGGCATCGAACTTGGTGCGGGCCTTCTTGAGCCAGTCAATGGTAGCGTCGAGGTTTTTATTGATCTCGTGCTTCTGGGCGGCCGGCAGTGCGGCGAGTTGGCTGACGGACATCTCGGCGATGTCAGCGGGGAAGATGGTCAGATCGCTCATGGCCACCCCCTTACTGATACGCACGAACCGAAGTCGAATAACGCGAGACGCGTCGTTCGAAGGCTTCGATATCCGCCAGGGCATAGGAGACCCTCGCCCCGAGTTTCATGAATGGGCATCCAAGGGCTTCCTGACGCCAACGACGCAGGGTCTTGACCGAGACTCTCCAGCGCTCTGCGAGCTCGTACTCGTTGAGCGCTAGGCGCTTCACACCGGCCGTGGGATCCGAGCGGCCAATCCGCCCGGTTGTTGCTGAAGGGTTTTGCGTTTGCATTTCGATGTGCCTCCTGTTCAAAAAGGGCACATCGCAGTTTCCGCACGGATTTATGGGGAGTGTGCGGGGACGTCTATGGGAGATTTATGGAGTTCGCCGCAGGCGGTATTTTCCGTGGTCGATCAGGTCGAAAACGTCCTCTCGCTCCATATCCCTGCAGTCTTTGAATGCATCGTCGAAGGATTGATACGAGGAGTGGGCGGCGATCTTGATCTCTGCCCAGGTCACGATAGGTGAGGGATAGCCGTCCGTACCCCAGGATGCCTTGACGATCCTTGCCCGCGCGGGTGACAAGCGAACAGCCGTCTCGAAATGGGGGAGCAGAAGGTCCTGGCCATCAAGGTATTGCGTCCGCTGACCGGATGCACTCGGAGGTGTCAGACTGCGTAGAACCCTGACGAAAGCTGCCGAGTCAAATTGGCCATTCCCTTCCTGTGGCCCGATGAACTCTGAAAACGCTCGCGCCTCATGGACGCCGGGAAGCGGAAGGGTTGGCCTCTCGCGCATCAGAACAATGCCGCGTCGCCCCCAGGTGGGGTCGGCGAGAACCGACGACAGGGCTTCGGGCGAGGCGCTTGCCAAGCGTCTGGCGATCAACACCGGCGCAGGCTCGGTGATCTTGCCGACACGAAAGTCACCAAGGTGCCAGAGGTGGTGAGGGATGCGCGCTTGTGCCTTTACGTCCGCATTTTCCAGGCCGATCCACTCAGCAAGATCGCGCAACCAGGCATCGACGCAAAAGTCATGCAGCGCAATTTCCGCAAGCGGCCGTGTCAGGATGCGCGAATGCCACTGGGGACTGCGATAGCTGTACACCCCGGCATCCTCGTCGATCTCGACGTCGACCTCGATCTCGCCGTCCAGAAAGGAAACCATCTGGCGCGTGAGGTAGGTATGTGCCAGACGTAGCCAGCGACGCTGCATGAAATCATCTGCGCACCTTCCCATCCGAAAGGCGCAGACATGTTTTGTCAGGTCGCCGGCTTGTTCCAGTGCGGCCAGAAATGCGAGGTGCGAGGCACCCGTACTCGACATCAGAACTTGACCACCATACCGAGTTTCTCCAACTGGGTCATGACTAGCTTGCGATCATCCTCGGTCTTGCTGCGGTCATTGAAGCCGTTGGGCGCGGTGACTTGGACGGCCACCTTGTGCGCCTTGCGATGGCGCTGCTTGGCCATACGCATCACGAGCTTGACTTGCACCGGCACATAGACGGACAGGTCGGAGTTCCGATAGTCCTGGCGAGCCACCTCGTAAATGTCTCGATCATCACGGCGATCGGGCTGGATGGTCATCGTGCTTTTCAGTTCCTGGACGATCTTCCGATCCCCCGCCTCATCGTGGGTTTTTCGAAGCGAAGGGCAGGCCACCTTGAGGTGCTGAATATCGATTCGCTCGATACCCTCGATCCGCTCGCTGACGAGCTTGGCAAGAACGGTCGGCGAGACGAATGCCGAGAGATCGAATTCCAGCATCGGCATGTCCTCGATCGCGCTATCGGCCGCAAGCACGACATCACGAAAGATCGCAGCCAGGTCGCGCCGAATCTCACGGTCATCACTGAATACGCTCAACGCCCCGGTGGCCGGCTCCCGTGAAAACCGGATCGAAAGCGCAGCCAGGTCGTCATGGGAAACCTCCTCCCCATGTTCGACCTTCGGGTAATGGACTTCGGCACCATTGAAGGTCACCGTCAGGGTGTCCAGCACCTCCTTCGCGGCATCATCGGCATCGCCCTCTTCGTGCCGGTGCGCATGGCCCAAGTCGCGGCGGCTGAATTGCTCGATGATGACGTCGTCGCGGGGCGCGTTGGGATACAGGAGCAGAATTCTCTCCTTGATGCGCTCCTGCATTGCCTCATCCAGTTTCGGCGTCGGGCCCAGGGGGCCACGGTAATGGCTGGAATACGCTTCACTCCTCCATTGCCGGTTCATCACCTGAACCCGTTCGGCGTGATCGAAGCGCCTGCCGCCTGGCCGA